GCAGTGGGTGGTACATCTTCCGGTGGGGACTTGAACAAAGCAGGCGACCCTTCTGGAGCTGCCGCCGTCAACGGGGGTGATCTTGCGAGCTTCAGCTACGCGGGTTCTAGCAAGTACGGTAGCGGCGGAACGGGGATTAGTGGCACCGATAACGGCGAAGATGCGACTGGTTATGGCGCGGGGGGTAGCGGAGCCTCTGTGGGTAACTCTACCGCCAACCGTGCAGGTGGTGATGGTTCGGGTGGAATTATTGTAATCACGGAGTACAGATTATGAGTTATGCTGTTCAAGTCGAAAATAATGTAGTTACTCAAGTCGGTGTTCTGGCGCAGGGTCAAAGCGTTCCTGATGGCTGGGTACAATCTGACACGCTGGTCGGTATTGGTTACTCCTACGCTAACGGGGGCTTTTGGCCTCCAGCCCCTGACACACCTAGTCGAGAGGAAGTAGTTGCAGAAGAGATCGCAGAGTTGAAGCAGATGCTGCGAGACACTGACTACGTTGCACTTCCTGACTACGATCAGGATAAGCCAGATGTTCTAGCAAACAGGCAGGCTTGGCGCGAAGAGATCAGAAAACTGGAGGCCAACTAATGAGCGGCTACATAGGCACACAGCCAGTCCCACAGGCTACCCAGACAAGGGACAGCTTCACGGCTACGGCAGGTTGAAGCTGGAACGCTAACCATTCAGGACGCTAACTAACCCAACCCGACAAGGAAGTAAACAATGTCTCGTGACTTATCCATTACCACATTAGAAGCTCTGGACGAAGAAGTCTTCTACCCCTTCTTTGCCGTAGAGCTTTTGTTTGACGACAACATAGTCCGTACTTGGACGGGGGTAGGTCTACTTACACTCCAAGATGGTACAGAGTGGTATGGCGCAGGTCAACTACTTGAAATATCCTCTGTCGAAGAGACGCAAGAAATGGCTGCTAAGGGTGCTACAGTAACTATGTCTGGCATCCCTAGCAACCTACTCTCTTTGGCACTCCAAGAGCCTTATCAGGGTCGTGTGTGCAATATCTACTTCGGTAACTTTCTTCAAGGACGTTTGCTTCAAGAGGGTGGAGCTTTCATCTTGTACGAAGATGGCTCTAAGATTGGGCTAGAGGCAGCTAAGACAGGGTTCAACCAAATGTTCTCAGGTTATATGGATCAGATGAACATAGAAGAGGGTCCACAGACTTCTACTATTGAGCTTGCAGTAGAGAACAAATTGATTAACCTAGAACGTGCAAGGGTTGCAAGATTTACATCGGGCTACCAAAAGTCTAAGTTTGCAAATGACAAAGGTTTAGACTTTATCGAATCTATGCAAGATAAGACTGTCCCTTGGGGAAGAGAGGGATGAGTTCTACTACCTACCAACAAGAGTTCTTGTGTCATTCAGAAGATGAAGTTAGACCTTTGGCAGAGCTTGAGTGGGAAGAATCTGGACACCCTACAGAAGACTTAGTTATTGATTGGGATAGTTATTTTTCACTGGAAGAGGCTGGACTACTGAAGTTCTTCACTGCAAGAAAAGGTGGTCTTCTCGTGGGTTACTTCGTCGTTATAGTCACTCAACCTTTTACGACAAAAGGACAACTGGTGGCTTGTTATGACGCCGTGTATGTACACAAAGACCATAGAAAGTCTATGGTAGCCAGACGCCTGTTTAAGTTTGTAGAGGCTTGTGTCAAAGAGGATGGCATCTACAGGGTTGTCGCGTCTTCCTCTAAAAAGAATCCTATTGGTGCATTCCTTGGTCGTCTTGGCTATAGTGAGATAGAGACCAAATACGAAAAGGTGTTATAGTATGGTTATCGTAAGCTCCCTTATAGCTCTTGGAGGTTCAGTCTTAGCTCTTGTCGGCGTGAATACTGCTTATTTAGGCGTTTTAGCTGCTGTTGGTGCCGCCACGCACTTAGTCCTTGGCGCTGCTATGAGGGCTTTGATGCCTAAGCCTAGAGCAACCAGTGTTGCCAACAGGGGCTATCAGGTAAACTCCAGAGGTGCTGCGCTTGACCATCAGATCATTTACGGTCAAGTTCGTACTGGTGGTGTAATCGTTTATGACGAAGCTACAGGTAACAACAACCAGTACCTGCACAGAGTTATTGCTGTTGCTGGGCATGAGGTAGAAGACTTCGTTGAGTTTTACCTAAACGGAGAAGAGGTTACAGTTAATGGCAGTGGGGTAGTTACAGCCCCCGCTAAGTATGCAAATAAGGTTGTCATCCGCACTAAGTCTGGAACTGACACACAGGCGGCTGAAAGTTCGCTTGTAGCATCCTCTGCTGGTTTGTGGACGACTAACCACAGGCTTCGTGGGATTGCCTACATGTATGTGGAGTTCACATATGATGCAGACGCTTTCCCTAATGGTGTCCCTACGGTAACAACCCTTGTAAAAGGTAAGAAGGTAAAAGACCCTAGCACTGGTACAGTGGCTTGGTCAGATAACCCTGCGCTGTGCCTACGAGACTACCTAACGAACACTGGATATGGCCTAGGGGAAGAAGCAGCTAACATTGACGACGATCTGGTAGCAGCCGCTAAGACTGTGTGTGACACTCATATTAACGGTAAAGATAAGTTTAGTTGCAATGGTGTGTTTACAACGGCTGAAATTCCTTCGGACATCATGGAAGACGTACTAAGCTCTATGGGCGGTAGTCTATGGTACTCTCAGGGTAAGTGGCGTATGAAACCTGCTTACTGGACAAACTCTGCGCTTGCTCTCAATGAGGACGACCTACGCTCTAGCATAAGTGTTTCTACGCGACACTCTCGTAGAGATAACTTTAATGTCGTGAAAGGTACTTTTCGGGGAGAAGAATCTAACTGGGAGGTTACTGACTACCCACAGGTGACTAATAACGCTTTTCTTGTCGCTGATAATGGGCAGGAATCTGTAGTAGACGTAGACTTACCTTTCACAAGTACCTTTGTTGAGGCAAGACGTTTAGCTAGGATAACTCTGGAAAGCAACAGGCAACAGCTTGTTGTTACAGCAGCCTTCGGCCTAAGAGCTTTAGAGGTTCAAGTTGGTGACAACATCACTTTAACTAACTCTCGCTTTGGTTGGCAGGACAAGGAGTTTGAGGTTATCTCTTGGACCTTTGGTCTTGTTGAGGGTCTTGACCTTCAAGTGAACTTGACGCTTAAAGAAACGGCTGAATCTATCTTTGATGAGGTAGACGATGGTGCTGTTTACGAAAAAGACAACACAAACCTTCCCGACCCATTCCTTTCCGTAGCTTCAGGTATTTCACTGTCTAGTGAACTTTCTATTGTCAACGAAGAGGTGGTAGGCGTACTTGTGGTTGACCTTACAGGCTCTGTGGGGGGCTTTAGTAGTGATTACGAGGTAGAGTATAAACCCTCTGGGAGTTCTGAATACATCTTTGTGGGACGTTCTTCCAGTAGGCAGTTCAGAGTAAACTTTATTCAAGATGGGTACTATGATGTCCGCACCAGAACTATAAACATCTTTAATGTCAAAAGTCCTTACGCCACGGTAGAAAACTGGTACTCTTCGGCTTTCTCAGAGCCTCCAGAAAACGTACAAAACTTTACAGGTAATGCCGTTGGTAGTTTGATACACTTGAACTGGAAGGCCGTAGCAGACTTAGATTTATCCCACTACAAAATCAGGTACTCTAAGAAGACTGTTGGAGCCTTGTACCAGAACTCTACTAGCTTAGTCGAAAAGGTCTCTAGACCTGCTGTTAGCGTCACTGTACCTGCACGGTCTGGAACTTACTTCATTAAAGCTGTAGATAAACTTGGAAATCTCAGTGAAGCTGATGCCAGTTTTGTCGTATCTACTGATGTAGCTGGCGTAGAAGCCTTAAACGTAGTGCAGCTACTGGAAGACGACCCAGACTTCCTTGGGGTTAAAAGTAACGTAGAGGTCATCGGTGGGCAACTCATTGACGGACTTACACTAACAGACAGGACTGCACTCTCAGGTATCTACTACTTCGAAAATGAGTTTGACTTAGGGGCCAAGTTTACAAGTCGTATTCAGATAGATATGGAAGTAGCTTTACTAGACTATATCACCACCTTCGATGCTGCGACTGGACTTTTTGACGTAAGGGAAGGTGACTTCGATGGAGACCCAACCAAGTTCGACCTGATTGACGTAAGGGGTCAAGTTTCTTTTACGGATGACGACCCAAGCGGGACACCTACTTGGTCAGACTGGCAAGATTTAACAGTTAGTGACATCACAGCTAGAGCCTTTAGGTTCAGGGTTATACTTGAGACTCAATCCGAAGGTATGGCACCTGCTATTACCTCTTTGTCTGCAACAGTAGACATGCCAGACAGGGTAGCGTCTGATAACGACATTACCTACACAGGGTCAAAGGCCGTTACGTTCCCTGTCGAATTTAAAGAGGCTCCAGCCTTAGGTATTGCGGCGACACTAGCTAATGGAGACAGGTATGAAATCTCGAATAAGACTAGTTCGGGGTTCACTATCACCACTTACACAGGGACTAGTGTTAGTACCAACTCAACAATTTTCGATTATGTAGCTAAAGGTTACGGCAGAAAGGTAGTTTAAATGAGCCAGAATGACTTTAACTTAGGAAACCAAGGTTTTCCTTCTATGAGGGCAGACATGAACTCTGCTTATCAGGCTTTGGCCTCTAATAACAGTGGTACTAGCGCCCCAAGTACAACCTACGCTAACCAGTGGTGGTACGACGAAACCAACGCCATTCTCAAGATACGCAGTCCTGATAATACCTCTTGGATAACTTTTATGACCCTTGATGGTGCTACAAGTGAGTACACTATACCACCACTAAGGCTCGAAGGTGTTACCGCTACAGCCACTCAGATTAACACTGCGTCTACACACTATGTACCGACAGGTGGCATTATCATGTGGTCTGGGTCTGTACTTAATATTCCTACGGGATGGGCTTTGTGTGATGGTACAGGCAATACTCCTAACTTACAAGACCGTTTCGTCGTGGGCGCTGGCTCAACATACGCAGTTGGTGCCACGGGCGGTGCTGACACCGTAACCCTTTCTATAGCCAACATGCCATCGCACAATCACTCTGCAAGTTCTAGCAGTTCAAGTTCAGTCAACGATCCTGGCCACTCTCACGTATTCGCGGGTGTCGCCCCTAGTTCTGGCGAAGGAAGAAGNGACCGACACTCTCAGCCAACCAATAAATCTACCTCTTCGGCAACGACGGGTATCAGCGTCAGCACATCTACAAGCACCACTATCGGATACAAAGGTAGCGGCACTGCACACGAGAACAGGCCACCGTACTACGCTGTAGCTTACATTATGAAGACTTAAGGGGAAACAAATGCCATACAAACTAGGATCACGTAGCCTACAGAACCTATCAGGAGTACACCCTGATCTTGTCGCCGTAGTTAAGCGTGCAATCGAAATCACTGGAGTTGACTTCACAGTCATCGAAGGTATCCGTAACATTAGCCGTCAGCGTGAGTTGTATAAGGCTGGTAAATCTACTACAATGAACTCACGACACATTACAGGACATGCTGTAGACATGGTTCCTTGGCCCGTAGATTGGAATGACCTTGAACGCTTCGAGGTTATGTCTGAGGCTATGAAGTCAGCGGCAGAAGAACTAGAAATCCCTATCGTATGGGGTGGAGATTGGAAAAGTTTCTATGACGCGCCTCACTTTGAATTAGACAGAAAGAGATACAAATGAGTGAAGAGTCTTGGGGCGTAAATAAGAATATTCCTATCACTGTACTGGTTGCTATTGCCGCTTATACAGTTACCGCAATTTGGTTCTTTGCAGGATTGCAGAGTGACGTAACCTCAAACAAAGAGCGTCTCATTAGAGATGATGCTCGTATTGAAATGCTTGAAGATCTCGTGCAGAATCAGGCAGTCTCTATGGCCCGTATTGATGAGAACCTTAAGGCTATTCGGACAATGGCTGAACACTGGTCAAACGGGGGATGACACCAGAAACCCTTGACAAGTGGAGGGTATGGCCTAGACTAATCATAAGTCTTTATGGATATGCTTTCTATAGGACGACAACATGGTTCATGGACCTTCCTGACCCTACTAATGCCCAAGCGGGTTTTGTGTCGGTTATCGTAGGTGCAGGGGCTGGCTTTTTTGGGGTTTATGTTAATGGCAAACCGAATACTCATAACGACATTACTAATACTATCTCTAAGTAGCTGTAGTAAACTAAACCCCCTGTCATTTCTATCGGGGGGAGGGACTAACGTAGCTGCTAATACTCAGATAGGCAAAGAGAACAGTCAGAACGTAGGTGTAAATACTACAATCAGACCTGTGATTAGGCCAGAGGGTGACGTAGAGGAAATAAACCAAGACAACAGCACGACAAAGATAACTGAGGTCGATCCTTTACTATTACTCTTGTTAGTCTTAGGGTGGTTAGCCCCAAGCCCTAATGAGATTGGTCGAGGTTTTATCAGGCTATTTAGACGAAAATAATATTATGCAAAAAGCCCCGCTTAGGAATTAACCTAGGCGGGGCTTATTTGATTCTATGGCTTATTTTGATCTTCTAACAGTGAACCTAAGGCTTGGTACAGAGCTTCTATGTCGTCTGAGACAGAAGATATTCGATACACAACCCAAAGCAGGAAAATTAAGTTAAGAATGATGAGACACTCAAACAGTGTCATACAACCTGACCCCAGTTAAAACAATGAAAATCCACTATGCCGTATCCACCACTCAGGGCGAAACTCTCTGCATTTACCCTATCTTTCATGCACATTTCCACTGTTGGGAACAGAACCATGCTAGATATCGACTTACAATCCGTAGGATCACTTAAGGAACACACAAGTGCTATTGCTGTAATCATCAGTACTTCTCCCTCATTGCTTCACACATCTTATTTAAATACCAAGTTGCCTTATCCATATCCTCAGTGGGGTTCCCTTTGTATCGGTATCGGTGCTGGTACTTAATCATATTCCCATGACAGTATGCAATAAAACCGTCTAAACCTAGCACTTGCTTGATGTAGTCTATGCACTCAATCTCACCCTGATTGTAATGCTCTGGTTTTTCTACGGGATCGTATTCGTGCATCTTAATTCCCCTGTCCGCATGGGCTAGATTTTCCAAGTTCCACTTAGCCACTATAGCTTCTCCTTTACAAATGCCTTAACCCACATAGCTGTGATGTCAGACCTTACGATGTCATCGACAGTGAACTCAATGATGTTCACAGGCAACATATGCTTTTTAGCTATGTGAATAACCTTCGTCAACCCATCCGCTTCTTTAAGGTCACTCTGTTGAGCATCCCCGTTTAGTACAATCGTAGTGCCTTCCCCCACTCGTGTCAGCAACATCTTAAGTTCATGTAGCGTAATGTTCTGTGTTTCATCGACAATAATAAAGGCGTTATCAAAGCTACGTCCACGCATCAATGCCATAGGGGCAACTTCGATGTTACCATTCTTGACACCTGTTTCCACTGCACCCTTGCCTAAGTGCTTCTCTAGTACGTCCAGCACTGGTAATGCCCAAGGTATAGTCTTCTCAGCTAAATCACCCTTGAGGAACCCCAGTTCCTTTCCTACGGCTACATGAGGGCGTGTGATAACGATCTTGTCAACCAACTTAGCTGTGTAAAGGTCTGCTGCATACGTCGCTGTTACATACGTCTTACCAGTCCCTGCTGGACCTAAGATGAATACCTGCTGACTTTTCTTTAGGGCTTTGATTAACTCACCCTGCATTTCAGTCTTTGGTACTAGACCAGAGGTCTTCTTTTTTGCTGCCCCCTTGTATGTAGTCTCCCGCTTAGTCTTCTTAGGTTGTTGTTGTACCATAAGCTCTCTCTAAATAAGTTAAGGCGTTAGTTATGTCCTTTAGGGTGTCACCCAGAGTACCAATCCCAAGGTTACAGGGGGCGCATAACCAACCCCTAAACACCTCAGTTTCGTGGCAGTGGTCTAAAACAGGGCTAGAAGTTTCTTTGCCACAGCAGCCACAGTGACCCTCATAAGGAATTGCTGTTTTCCTAAGTTGATCCGCTACGTCATTCTGTCTCCTTGAACAAGTTTTACATTTACTATCTCTAGATTCCCTGTCTCCAGTAGCCCTTCTGTACAACCTAAACTCAGAGATTGGTTGTTCAACGTCACACTTCTTACAAACCCTAGTTTCCACGTTAGGTTCTAAACTGTGATACGTTTCCAGCAAGTCAAGCTGCACTTAGTATTCCTTCTTTTGGGGGATAAAGCCCATAAGGCTCTCAAGTTCACGAAAGCCACCAATATGGTTGCCATCAGTAGCAAAGATTTGAGGTACAGTCTTTATGTTAGCTTCCTTCATCAGAGATAGTACCCACTTGCTTGGAGGTGACTCTATGTTAACGACGACATAATTGATCTTATCTAGATCTAACAGGGCCTTAGCTTTATCACAATACTTGCAGTTGTTACGGGTAATGATGGTGTACATGATCTCTCCTTTGACTATGTGAGCAGTTTATACACATGCTCAGGTGCGCCCTTGGCAGGGTCTTAATGCAGATACCTAGGTATAGCTGCCACCTTACACTAAGTCCACGATCTCACAACTATCGCCAGAACACGCTAGTGTCTGACTACCAGACGTATTATCTTCCTGTTCATACTCTGAAAGTTTGCTCCAGTCAATACTCTCTGGCATAACTGACAAGAGCATCTCATAGTCCGATCTGCCTACATCCTGATAGGGTGCCTGTTGATACTTGTGTTCAGAGAACGGTAAGAAAGACACGCCAGACATCTCATCGAAGTGCTTGTACACAAATGCACCCACCTCAAACCACTCATCGCCCTTGACGTTAATTGTCACGGAGGGCTTATGCTCACACCACGCACGTTGATAGGCCAACCACATCTCTAGCTGTTCAATGGCCGTCATATCAGCAGTGACTACTGCATTATCTGGAGCCTTCATGGGGAAACTAAACACTGTAGTAGCATCTGGCTTCATTACGTCAGGTTCACTAGGGATACCTTGGTCCTTCATAAACTGGGTGAGAGGGTCTTTGTTGTCACCTCTGACGGTGCGGATATAATAGGGTGAGTGACGGGCGTGGATACCTGAGGCACTATCGACAAGCTGGGATACTGTCCCTGATGGCTTGACACAAGTAATAGCAGCAGAAACAGGAATGCCAAGTTTAATAGCCCACTCAGCGTTTGTATCAACAGCCACTTGCTTAAGGCGATCAAGAGTTTTCTCCAGCCCTGCGTTACGTGTTGTCATCAGAGGGTTGTCCATGATACCTGTAAGGCTTACACCCAACAGACGCTCTTTCTCAGTATTGTCTGTCCACTCCTTTGTTAGATACGGGAAATGGGTGTACATACTTTGGATAGTGCCTAGAATGGTTGCAAGGCGTACCTTACGTTCTAAGTCCTCTAAACTGTCTGTAGCACGTACCACACACTCGGTTAAGTTGCAAAATTGTGACGGTCGTAAAATTATCTCGCTGCAAGGATTCGTACCAAACTCATAATCTGCATCACGACGTCCATTCTTAGCTGCTTGCTTCTTTGATGCCTCACGATTAAAGATACCACGCTCACCTGATCCACTCTCTACCAGTGCTGTCCACTCACGTAGAAATGAGACTGCATCTGGCTTCTCAGTGTATGCCACAGAGTTGTTAGCCAAGGCACGTTGCTTATCATTCTCAAACCATGCACCTGACTTAGCGTGACGCATACGGTCATCGCTCAGGTTAGACAGAGAGATCATAGCAGACCGACGTACACCACCGACTACGACTACCTCGCCAATCTTACACATTAGATCGTGACACTCCATAGAGGATAGCTTACGTCCCTTAGCATTAGTGAAGGTAGCAATAGCAAAGTTAAACAAGTCAATCAGTGGCGCTGGACCTGATGCACGACCACCAAAGGTCTTAAGTCTTGCACCCGCTGGTCGTACCTTTGACACATCCCACTGTGGAATCTCACCACTGTACAGAAGTGCAATGACCTGACGTAGTGACTTAGCCCAACCCTCTTTGCTATCCTTTACAACGACTGTGGTCTCACTCTTGAACATCAGTTCTGGAACTTCTGGTAGCTTAGATACGTTCTGACGCTCTACGCTGAAGCCTACGCCTGTACCACATAACAAGATAAACATAGCTTGGTCAAATGACTTGATGTTGTTAACTGCTAAGTAGGAGCAATTATACATGCTCGTATTGTCTCGTGAGGCTGCTGGACCCGCTGTCATCAATGACCGCATACTGGGCATCACTTCTAGGCCAAGGATTGCCTCTGAAATCTCCCCCTTCACTTTGGTGTCAGGGATCACAGGGGCCACTAGGTTGTCCATGTAGCGGCCTACAGTCTCTCCCCAGTTCTCACGGCGTCCTTCATCCTCTAACCACCGTGCGTAGCGTGAGGTGTGAATGAATGCTTGATAGTCTGTTGGTAAGTAGTTGTTCATTTATCCGCGTCCTCGCATCGTTTTATCTTCTTTTAGCCACACCATACGATCAATGTCGCCACGGTTTAGACCTATGTCTTTCAGTTGCTTGTCACTGAGCGTGTTAAGCGTCTTAATGGCATTGCGGTGTTCCCGCCAAGTAGCCAAGTAGTTCATGTATCTCCAAAACCAAGTCACCTGTTATCTCCACTACCTTTTAGTGTGCCACGATCCTTGCGGCTGTTTAACTTCTCTGTGTTCAACTTAATGATCTCTTGCAGGGTGT